CAAGCTCACATAGGGGAAACGGGTAGGAGCATTGACATACTCGCCGCTGACCAAGATACCGGGAAACTGCGCTCTCAGGGCTTCCACAATCGGAGTGTAGATTTGACTCTCCACATCAATCATGAAAATACCTCCTTCGCAATTTCCGTGAGCCGGTCTTGCAGCTCCTTTACCGTTTCGTACATCGGCATATTGGCGGGGTTGCCGTGGGTGATGACCACGAACCCGCCGTTCTTCTTTTCTTTCAGTACACCGTTCGTGCCGGGGTCGCCGTAATAACCCCAAGAGTGTTGCTTGCCGTGACCCTGACCGTATTCACCACGTTTCATGCCGAGTTCTTCTGCTTCCGGGTGATTGTCCGGGTAGGTCACGCCTGTACCGAACTCGATAAACAAGGTAGCCCCGCCTGTCGCCACCACCGCTCGAACATTGTTCCCACGGGGTTCCACCGTCACAGAAACATCATTCGTGCCGTCATAAACGGCCTGCGAGAACTTGGCGGAAGCAACCTCCATACCCTCTTGTGCTACCCGGTCGAGGAATACCGTAGTACGCTCTTGTAGCCAATTTCTCCAGCCCTCGACCTCCCGCAACAGGCGGTCGATCTCTCTGCCAGAGAGCGTGATCGAAACCTTTTTCACGATACCGTCACCTTACTGACCGCATAGGAAATGGAATTGAGGGACTTGGCGACCCGCCGAACCATGTAATCGTAGAGCGGCTTCCCGTCCTTGTCATACTGAGGCTTCTTGTCGATGAACAGCACGGTATTCTCGTCAATGGGACAGTTCAGGTCATCGGTAACGATCACCTTGTCATACCCGGCGAAATTACCGAACTGCTCCACCTGAGCGGAGCCGGTCGCCGCCGAGATATTAGCGCTCATCGCCACAGCAGGCTTGTAGAACACGATTTCCTCACCAGTCTCGTTACCATACTCGTCCCTGGCAGAAACCTTACGGTCGTACAGCAGATACCAGAAGAGCGATTTGTTGCGGTTCAGCGTCTTCATGCTCAACCTCCCATTACGGAAGCAAAGGGAACGATGTCCCTCAGCAGCGTAGGCGGCACATCCCCGTCTTCGTAGGAACGGGAGATGCCATTCTCGCTGTGAGCGGTCTGACCTTCGGCACCCCGTTTGTTCAGCAGATACACAGCAATCTCCACCTGTACAAAACCGTACCGGTAGGGGACAAGCCGCGCATCCGGATCATACGGATATGCCTTGCGGCATACCTTGTCACCAGCAATCGAGAGATAGGTGGAAAGAATGCCCTCGTCTGTCTCGCCAGTCATGGCTTTCACCATTTTCAACTTCTCAGCGTCCGTCACACTTTCCACCTCCCGTCACACTACCGGTTCCTCAGTTTTCTTACGAGACTTCTTGATAACCGGAATAGGATTGCTCTCAGACAGATTGAACTTGGTGATGATTTCCTCACGAGTGAGGGCTACGGGGTTGTCGAGGGTATCAACAACCACCGTACCCATCACAACAGAGGTACTTTCCAGTTCACGCTGAGTAATCACCTTGTCCTTTGCGGTAAAGCCTACATTACGGAAGTGATCTCCCTCCCGTACATACACTTTCCCGTCAGAAACATAGAACATGGTGAACCTCCTTATCCGTTGGTGATGATCTTCGCCAGCGCAATCGTCTTGGGGTCAGCCACGATAGACCAGTTGTCGGAAGCCGCAAGCTGAGCGTCCGTGGGAGAAGCGGTGTAGCCGGAACTGGGCTTGGTAAAGCTGAAACCGTTGGGGTGCATGGTTTCGCGGATACGAGTCACCAGAGCGTCATAGCCGCCGCCTTTGAGAGCGTCACGGGTCAGCTCGGAAGGAACCTTCACCGGAGCAGGAGCATACTGGATAGCACCCAGACCCAGAACGTAGGTGGTATAGGTTGCTGCCTTGGAAGTATCCGCTGCGGTGGTGGGACAGCCATCGTCCACGATCACGGTCATGCCGTTCACCGTGCCGATACGCAGGGGACGCTCCACGCCGTTTGCGTCCGTGTACTTGAGGAAGTCCAGCAGTTTCAGGCCAGCCATGTTAGTGGCGACCTTGCTGTGCATAAACACAAGCTGGAAAGCGTCCTGATTGTCGCCCACGGCCTTCTGGATAGCGTCACCGATGGTGGTAGCACCCATCTTGTTGGCGTCAGCAACGGTGGTAGAAGCGGAAGACAGGTCGGTGATGTGGTTCGCCCAACCAGCAAACTCACCGCTGCCAGTCACGCCAAAGACCGCGTTGAGGATTTTCAGCATGATGGACTGGCGCTGCTTCTGCCAATACTTAGACACCTGAGCTACGATCTGCTGCATGGGGTCTGCACCGCTGTTGTAGTCAACGATGAAGTCCTTCTCCTTCCAGCCATGCGCACGACCGAACACGATGCCGTTCTGAGCGCCGCCAGCGGGGTCGGTCAGGGTGATGTCGGTTGCGCCATCGTAGTTCTCAGGAGTGCCGCCGATGATCTTGTAGAAGGGCAGGGTGTAGAAGTCAGAGCCGTTGGCGATCAGCCGCGCCAGTTCTGCATTCGGGGCGACAGCGCCACTCTCAAACATAGCGGTCAGGGTGGGGTCTTTTGCGTTTGCCCAGTTGTAGTTAAACAGCTCAGGGTCAAACGGGAAGCCGAGATAAGAAGCCATAGTGTTATACCTCCATAATTACTTCAAAATTGTCTGCCAGTCAGAATGTTCCGCGATGAACTCCAACTGGGCTTTCGTGTCGAGTTTCAGAAAATCAGCCTTGGTCATCTCGCCGCCCTTACCACCGGCAGGAGGCTTGGGGGTGTCTTTCAGAACCTTGGCTTTTACATCTTTCTCATACTGTTCCAGAAACTTTTTCTGTGCGGCAAAGACCTTATCCATTTCACCATTTGCCATAGCGATAGCGGCTTCGGTTGCCAGCGGCTCAGGATAACCCTGTGCGGCGAAACTCGCCTTGTAACTGGAAACGGTCTTCTCCTTTTCCAACCCCGCCAGCTTGTTCTTCATTTCCTCGAACATCTGCTCATTTTCCAGCTCCTTGCGTTCTTCCTCAGAAAGCAACTCGTTGTGCTTCTTCTTCCAAGACGCAAGCTCGGAAGCAGTCTTGTCAAAGACATCTTTCTTCACATAGCCGGTATAATCAGGGTTGGGAAAGTCATAGTTTGCGAGGGCTTCCGCTTTCTGCTCTGCGGTCATATTCGCAAAGCCCTCAATGGTGGAAACATCAATCTTTGCCATACAATCGTACCTTTCTGCGCTTTTTAGAGTGCATCTCCGCACTATACCTTTGTGTTTACGGTTCTCTCCGTTTTGTGATTTAAGGCTTCTCTGCCTATTCAACGCCTTACGGCGATTAAACCAAAAGAAAAAGGGCTACCAATACCTTTTCGGTATCAGTAGCCCGTAATGGCTGTCCCTATCGCCTATGCGATAGGCTGTTCATATTTCTTTTTGCTGCTGACCGCCCACACAACCACTTTCTCGTTCCGCTGTGCAATCTCAACGGTCTTTCCCGTAGTCAAGATTTCTTCAATCTTTCTGACCGCCGCCGGGGTCAGGCGGATTTCCTTCTCCATCGGGATTAACCTCCTTCTGCTTGGTTGCGAGTTCAGCGGCCTTTTTCTCCTGTTCCTCAGCGTAATCCATGCTCATACGGTAAGCGAGCTGCGGGTCGCTGAACATACCCGAATGTGTAAAGGCCAGAACAGGAGCAATCTTCGGATTGGCAAGCATAGTAGTCAATACTGTTGCTTTCTGAGCGATATTCTCATAATTGCGGCGAGTAAAGCGAACCTCTACGTTCGACAGCTTCAATTCCAGATCACTCAAATCGGAACAGATGTGCAGAACCAGCTTCAAGAACTCTTTTTCGGATAGCTTGAACATCAACTCGGAGTCTTTTGCTCTGGCTTCCGCCGCCGACCAACCATCACGCATGATAACCGCAGAACCCGTGTCGCTGGTGGAAGTACCACCATTGCGGTTCGGCATACCGCAGATCGTCAGTACCGTGTTATAGAGGTGATCGACCAGCGTTTGTGTCTGACTCTGGTTCAGCTCGGAGGTCAGATACTTGATCTCCGCTTTATACTGCGGGTCAATGTCCTTGAACTTAATCGCACCCTCGTCCCGCAGCTTGGAGAAATCATCGCCGGAAATATCAACATTGTGAAACAGCATAAGCGCTTGAACGAACTGTTCTACACCGTCAAGACGGTTGCTGTCTACCGTATTGATAGCGTCCAGTAAGGGAAGTACGATCTCGAAAGCACCCAACCGGGCGTTGTTCGCCGGGTATTCGATAATGGGAATACCGAGCGACTGGGCTTCTTCCCGGACGATCATACTCTGATTTTCAATCTCGAAATAGCGGTCTTTCGTATAAATGCTGTAAATCACCGCACCGTCCGACCGCTGAATGTACTTCACACCCATTACGGGCGGTTCACCGATGGAATTAGCATACACTACGAAAGCAAACCGAGGGTCGAGAGTGTAAATCTCGAAGGGAGCTTCATCGCTTTCCTTCTCAAACACGCTGTCAGGAAGCACCATGCGGTATGCCGTGCCACAAATGTGAAACCAATCTGCCAGTTCCTTATCCTTTGCGGCCTTATCCTCGGAAAGGCAGTAGCCGTTCAAAGTAGTGATTTTATCGGCAACTGACTTGTTGTCACTTCGGCTGACGTACTGAATGGGTTCACCCATCAGGTAGCCAACTTTGAAGGACACGATCTCATTGGCACGGTTCTCGACCACCGTATTTTTAATTTCCGGGCGAACTTCCTTCTTGCGGTTCAGCACCGGCTGTCTACCCTTGTAGTAAGCGTAGAGGTACTCCATATCCGCCTTGTTCGACCAATGCGTGATAAGCGCCTTTCTCAACACTTCCAGAACATTATCCCGTGTGATCTCCGTCACATCCGTAAAGATTTTCTTACGACCGAAATGACCCAAGGCAGAATACCTCCCCTCTACCCATTTCTCTCTTATCATTGTATCAAACTCTCCAATGCTTGTCAATAGTAAACTTTTAATTATACCATTCGCCACAACGAAAGTAAAGGACTCAAATAGGCCGTTTGAAAACCTCCACCTTGCCCCCGGACAGCATACGGATTTCGTTCTCCAACAGGGAGAGGGAATCGGGAGCGTCATCGTGCGGAACCTTCCCGGAGCGGGTGTATGTGGTCACTTCCTTCATGAAGTTCCAATACTGACTGCCCCGCTTGTAGGTAGAAGGGTGCTTGAAGTAGAAGTTCTTCTTGATGTTGTCGGAAGCGAACTCAATACGGGTCTGCTTGTTGGAAATCGTACGCTTCGTGCGGATGCCCACGGAATACCCACGCTCACGAATGATCTGGTCAACATCTCTGGCATAATATTGACCGGCGTTGTTGGACTCAAAAACAGCAGAAGCAACTTTATTTTCAATCAGGCACTTGGCGCATTCCGGCTTCGTCACCTCAGCGGGGGAGTCATCAAAGACCACATCAACGATATACACATCGCTGCCGTAAATCTTCGCCACCGGCATGGAGGTAGAGTCTGAGCCGCTTTCCGCCGTATCGCCAACGGCGATGATGGTGTCCGGGTCACGGTCTTTCGGCAGCTCGAAGAAATAGTTCAGCTCTTCCTTGTTGAACAGCAGACCCTTCGCTTCAAAAGGCTGTTGCTGGAACTCGCTTTCAAACTGCTCTGCGCTCAGAAGCTCCCGCTGCTCCCGAAAATAGGCGGTGGTAAAGACCTTCTTGCCCTCCCGCTCGTATTCATAATTGCTCTCGTCCGTCACGAGATCGAGGGCGGGTATCTCAATCGCTCTCCAAGCCCAGCCCTCCCGCTGTGCGTGTTCCTGCACACGACCGATGGGGTCATACAGGGAATAGCGAGTGCCGGTGAAAACCATCGGCGTACCTTCAATGGCACGACCCATAATATCGCCGGAGATCACTTCCCACTTGTCATCAAGCCGCTGGCGGTTCTTCGCTTCCTCACGACCTTCCACACAGTCATCAAGGTAGAGGACATTGGTGGCTTCGGACAAGCCCACCTGTCGAGCGTCAATGGAACGACACATGATGGTGGGGAAACGGGACTTGCTTTTCAGGTTCGCCGTCTTCGTGTCGGCATTGGTCTGTACCAGCCGTGCGTCCGGGAATACATCGTAGAACAGGTACTCGTTTGGAACCGTCAGATATTCTAGACAACCGTTGTAGAAGCTCTTTACAAGGTCATCGCCTGTCCCTTCCATTAGGGTCGAGCGGTCAGGGAACTTGCCGGAGAGCATATTCACAAAATTGATACCCGTTTGTGACTTGCCCGCTCGTTTCGGCATGGAGATCGTCAAAAGGCGCAGCTTCCCGTCCAGAACATCTTGAAACCCTTGTACCATCGGTCTGAGATAGTGTTTACGAGGAGCATAGAACCGCTTTTCCGGCTTGCGGTCGAGTTCGATGTAGGTCATGAAGGAGTCAAAATCATGGGGCGCTTCAAAGAGAAGACACCGCCGCCACTGTTCATAGAACTTCGCTCCGCCGCCATGGACTACCTGATCTGCGGAGAGTGCCAGCAGCTCCTTGTTCATCTTATGCGCCGCCGAGAAATCCTCGGTTTCCCACTCCCGGCACAGAGAAAAGAGGTCGCTGTACGCTCCGTTATCTCCCGGTCGGCGGTCGATCACAGCTCGGATAGAGCCGGAGAGTTTTTCATAATTCATGTGCATTTCCTTTCCAACAAAAAAAACGAGCTACCCGTGCATTTCTACACAGATAGCCCGTCATGGCTGTTACTCCTGCCCTTGCAGAAGCCGATTATAAAATTTTGGGAATGATAAACGCCAACACCAAAAGGATGAATATCACTTCAATCACAAAACCAATAAACTTGAAAAAATATTTCATTGGGCTATCATCTCACAATCTGACCACGATCCCGCGCTAAGACATTCCCCAATAAAGGTAATCGTGTCTCCGACTTTTACGGTTTTGAGATTATCTTCTTGATCTTTCTCGAACTCAGCATAGAAAACAACAATAGTGTTATCAACTTTAGTTTCAAGAGTCAGGGTTGCTCCACCAGTAAGATTAAATAGGCCGTCGTTCGTCATCCCATCGATCTTAGCCGTGATTTGATAACGATTATGCTTATACATATCATCTGCCACCAGCTCGTTATCTTTATAGGCTCTATAAATCTCATCGAAGGTGGCCGTACCCACTTCGTTCGTTAGAGGCTCTGGTGTAGGAGTAACTTCGATCTTGGAATCTCCATTTTCCGTTAAGCTATCGTCTTGCCCGAAGATGGCGATTATCGAACTAATTGCGATAATAATTACGACAATCCAAAGCCAACGTCTTTTCTTCTTTGTCTTCATATTCACCCCGCCTTTCTCACCCGGTCATACCATGTGGAGCGACTGATACCAAGCTCCCGGCAGCAGTCCGCTACGGTAATAAGACCGTCTTTTTGTTTTTGAGCGAGTTTTTCAAACTGCTCGTCATCAATCTCGGAAGCGGGTCTACCGAACCCTCTGCCGGTCTTCACCGACACCCGCTTGCCATCGACAACCGGCATAGCGGCGATACCCTCAGCCTGCCGCTGCTTGGTCTTCTTACGCTCCTGTTCGGCAACAGCGCCAAGGACTTCGATCAGGATGTTATTGACCATTTCCAGCACCCATGTTTGGTCTTTGAAGTCAATCAGTGTGGTCGGAATGTCGAGGATACGGACGATCACACCCTTCTGCTTGAACCATTCCAGTTCTCGCTTCATTTCGTCCTTGTTGCGCCCAAAGCGGTCGAACTCCTTAACGATGACTTCATCACCTTCCTGCACAATGGCTTTCAGAGCATTGTACTGAGGACGGTCAAAACTGCTTCCCGTGATCTTGTCGCAGTACACATTCTCGTCAGGAATATCGAACTTCTCACGAGCGACCTTGAGCTGCCGAGCAAGGTTCTGTTCCTTGCTGGACACACGACCAAGGAAGTATTTCATGGTTCACTCCACCTCGTATCCACCGTCCGGCAGACGGGTATTGGCAGGAACAACGATGACCTTGTAATCCATCGCTCTGAGCATGGTGGTCAGCAGGGACACGGGAATGTCCTTGACATTTTTGTTGTTCAAGCGTTCCCAAATGGTAGCGTTAGAGACATTGAGTCTTTTTGCGAGTTCAGCGTTGGAAAGAGACTTGGAAGCCATGATCTCTTTCAGGATTTCTCGACCTCTCATGTTTATCACCTCGGCTTTATTATACATATCAAGTGTTTTATTGTCAAGCGTTTTCTTGAAATTGACCTTTTTATTTTTTGCGGGTATTTTTCAGCTCACCCCGCTCTCGCTGCCGCTGGCATATCCCCCGCCCCCGTCACCCATTCACGCCGCCCCGATCAGGCCGGAAAAGCGCAAAAAATAACCGCCCCGGAATAGCACCGGGGCGGCATTCACTTATTCAATTTCAATATTTCAATCAGAATTTGCACCGGCAGCAAAAGCAACAAAAGAATTAAATACACGCTTTCACCCGCCCTTTCAATTTGCCTTATATATCCATTGTCCAACCCGGACAACATCGCATTTATAGCCCCAAAAATTCCGGCGCATTCCCGCAATACTCCCGGATACATGGATACAAGGACAATTTACAACATACTTATTTCCGCCCGCATTTATCCACGCTTTTAACGACTTGTAATAATGCCCCGTTGTTTTCATTGTATAACCCACCTTTCAACCAACGCACACCCAAACAAAAGCGGGATTATATTTCCGGCCTTTATATGGCTTTACCGTGATATTACAAAAGCAATTTGCAACCCCTTGCACCCATGTAAGACGCCGTATAAACGCTTGCACCGTATCAGGGGATACAAGATAGCAGCTTGCGCCGTCGTGCTTTTTCCTTGCGTATACCATACTTTATACCCCCCCGTTAAAATACCGTATCGACAACGGTTAGAATTGTTACCCACAAATCAATATATTGTGTGCTGTATCCGGTATAATCGCCCTTGTCAAATTCTGTTTTGCCCGTGATAACATAGCCAACTTGTTTTGCACCCCCGTCTGACAGATCGACGAACATAGCCGACTTGTTTTTAACTGCATTTTGGGAAATGCTGATATAATGTTTTTCTTTCACTTGTTCCCGGTAAATTTTGAGCGCATTTTCCACGCTATCCGCATTTATACGCATATCCGAAACAATGTCGCCGTCAATGTACCACTTTTTATTGTTGTATTCTTTCATTGTTGCCGTTGTTTTAAAAATATAATTCATAATTAAACCCCCATTCTGATACATTCGTCAAATGGAATTTTGTACCCATGCACCCGAAAAAATGCGCTATCTTTTCCGTTCACAGGGTAGTAGATTTTACAACGGTGAAAACGCTTTGCATTTTTCCCATTGCACCAATCACCACCCCAACAACCGGATACGCAATAAACAAAATCGTTTACACCGTATTCAATACCTTTGATTTCAAGTCCGCCTAAACCGCTATAATAGGCGATGCTTTCCCGACTTTCGCAATATTCCCGTTTATTCATGACTACAAACCCCCCTCATAAAATCCCTTGCAAGAATTTTTAAGTCTTCCCGCTGCTGATTATAGGACAGGCTATAATCATAGCGAATTTTTTCGGCCTGTGTTTCGTACCATTCCCGCAATTTATAGGACGGGCGAATATTTCCGAACGGGGCATATCCTGTTACAATGGCAACCCCGCCGCCCATGTCGTAAATATCCGCGCCCCATCCTTCCCGGCGTACCGTATACGCAACCGGGCTTTCATAGCTTAAAAGGGTCTGCAATCCGCAATAGGGAACGCAAATAATTTTATTGAAATTCGCCCGGATTTCTTTTTGCGTTGTCTTAAATTTCATTTGGTACACCTCTTTCAATAATTCATGTTATTAGCAGCGCGCCGCGCATACATAGCTTTCAAACTTTCTGCGGGGGACATATCCGCGGCCATACTATAATGGGGGAATTTTTCCACCGGTTGCATATTCCACCACGATTTCCCGCCGCCACTCATATTATAGAACGACAGAAAACTATTTACATGGCGCATTGTAGTAGCAGAATAACCGCCCCACATACGAACGAACTGCCCCGCCGCCGTGATACGGCAAACAAAAGTATTATAGGACTGTAAAACTTTTTCGCCGTTTTCCATTTCAATGATTTTCGCCTTTCCGTAAAAACTTTTTGCCCGATCAGAACCGCAAACGGGTAAATCAAAAATCTTTTTCATAATGTAAACCCCTTTCAAACTCAAATTTGATTATCAAGTGTTTTATTGATGATTTGAGTATATCAAGTGTTTTATTGATTGTCAAGTGTTTTATTGATATTTTATCAAGTTTTTTATTGACGCTTGCAACCGTCTGAAAAACTACACTTTTTCACACGATACATTATAAAGGACAAAACACCAATCCCGATCAGGCCGGAACCCCGGCAACACTCACGCCGCCGATCAGCCGGGAGCGGGACGGCCTTCCCCATGAAGCGAAAAAGCCGCCGACCCCGTGGGGAGATCGGCAGCTCTATCAAAGTCGCTGACCCTCGCCGGAAAGTCGCAAAGTCGTTCGGGCGAAAGTCGCAAAAGTCGTGGGAAAGTCGTAAAGTCGCTCGGCATAGTCGTAAGCCATAGTCGCAAAAGTCGTGAAAGTCGCTCAATCCTCCGAGTCATAGTCGCCGGACGCACCCACCACATCTTCGAGGTACTTCTTTTCCAAGTCCTCGGCAGGAACCTGATCTCCGAGTTGCTGGTTGGGTGTCAACACGACCTCCTGCTTGTCCGCATAGCCCATATTATTCTTCATCAGGAAAATACCGGCAACCGGATTGATCTTCCCGTTCTGCATATAACTTTCCATCTGAGCGTTCAAAAGTTGATACGCTTTTTTAATTAAGTTACGGCTCTCGGCGGGTAGCGTCTTACTATCTACTCCATTTGCCCATGCCCATATCGTCTTTCTATCAACTCCAAAAGCCAATGCCATACCAGCAACCGAGGGCTTCATGTCGTCCCGAGCGCACAGAGCAAAATACATACCCATACGCTCTTTGACCTGTTCAGGTTCTCTCACATTCACATCAGACCAGTCCAGCATGACCATCGAGTGTTCCAGATATTTTCTATTGTCACCCGGCTCTGTATGAACGCTCATAGCTTCCTTACGATCAGGCCGAGTTCGCTTTTTCACAATTTCATCTGCCATAGTCGTTTTCTCCTTTCAAAGTCGCCAAGGTGATAAAGGTGAGTAATCGGGTGCATTTCCCTATAACTATTTCTATATACGCGCGTATAAGAGAGAGTTATAGGCATTTATGCCCGATTACTCACCTAACTCACCTAAAATACGAAAAACAATTTTTCAAAACACGCCAATTTGAAAAAAGTCTTTGCAAAAACACTCACCTTTATCACCTTTATCACCTAACTACCAATTAGCGTTGATGACCACTTTATTCTCGTGCATGAGTGCCGTTGCTACAACTCTCTCTACATCGTCCCGGTTGTAGACCTCTTTCTTCACAGCGTAGTCCGCAAGTTGCTTTGCCTGCTCGTTGTCAAGAACCATGTCCTTACCATACCAGTCGCTCTGCTTGGTTTGCTTCTCGTAGGGAACATAGTAGCCGAGCTTTTCCAGAAAGTCATACCAAAGTCTACCGCCACTGTCAGTGCTGGCTATATCCGTATGCCCAACTGTGGTACCCCTGTTGGGACAGCGATGCTCCGTATGCTCTGAGATTGTAATATCAAGACCCATATTATTTCACCTCGCCTTTATCACCTAACGGCGGCGTCCGATGTATTCGTCAATACTAATTCGCAATGCATCCGCAAGCAGCGCGATTGTATCAATTCGCCCATTTTTCGTCGTGCCACATTCCAGTGCGCAGATCGTGGATATGGGTACACCTGAAATCCGCGACAGTTGTGCTGCTGACAACTTAGCCCTATTACGTGCTTTACGCATACTCTCGCCCTTTGTCACTCCGCTTCACCGTCCATTCTCGCTCCCTTCGGCGGTTCCGGCAGCGGCATCCAGTGCGTGACGGCGCAGTCCACGGGATTATTGTATACGTCATCCGGCGTAAACTGCCGAGCTTCCCACCAGCCTGCAGGGACAAAGTAATCATCGTTTTCTTCGCTGTACGTCCCGTAATTGTACAACTCGTACCAGTTCCATATGCTGTCTTGTGTCAATACGGTTCCGTCCTCGTAAATCACAGGGCAGACAAAACAGCAGCCGTTCCGAACACATACCGCCAGAACTTCGGTTTCGTTTGCTGGGAGCTTATCTTCGACGCTGATCCAGTTCATCGGCTCCTCGGCAGCGGGGAGCTTTTGTATAGCTTCCCTCGTTTCCCAAACACGTTCCCGTGTCTTGTACCCCGCAGTGCGGACATAAACAGCCGTCACTGCGTCAATGGCCGCCTGCCGTTCGATAAGTTCAGCCATTATCAGCCCTCCTGTTCCAAAATTCAATTGCCTCTGCTTTGCCATCGCCTTGCTCGTAATAGTCAGCAACGACCTTTCCAAGCGTACCGCACTTCTGACACTTCACGGCGCTCATTTGTGAGACATATATCAGCCTCGCCTTTTCACCGCAGAACGGGCACGGTTTCAATTCGTATTCAGCCATTGACTTCACCTCCCGTTTACTGCGCGCCGTCCAGCAGAGAATCGCGTAGAAAGCTGACTTCTTGCCGTAGCGCGTCGATCATCTTATCTTTACGCACGAGCATCTCTTCGCAAATTGCGCAGTTCGCAATCAGTTCCAAAGAATTGGATTCAAATTTAAGGTGCTGGAAGTGTTCTTCACGCGCATATTTCAAGAGCATCTGTACTGCGCATCGCGCAGCCGGTGAAAAATCAGTACAAGAGTACGGTCGATCTAAAAGCTCCTGTACGTTTTTGATTTCTTCTGCGTCCGGCGCAAAGCCTAACCCTTGTGAGTAGTTTCCCCATTTCTTGTTACTCATGGTACCTTTCCTTCCTTTCAAAGTTGTGGAGGGAGATCATCTTCTCACGGGTGAGTTTGTCAACCACCCGACCGATCTCTGAGTAGCCGCAGACCGCCGCCAGCCGTTCAAGGTTGCCCTTGGTCTGTGCCGTGACTACGATGGAAATACGGCGGAGGTTCTTTTTCTCAGTTTTCATCACTTTCCTCCTTGTTGCCGTGAACGACTGCAACAGCACAAAGGCTTCTTCTTTGGTCGCACCAGCATTGAGTAAAGCCCTGTAAAAATTCAGAGACATTTCAGCTAAAGCACCAACGGCGTTCAGCAACTCCCTCACAGCGTCATTATTCATCGTTGTTCACCTCTGTAAATGCTCTTGCGAGATCGTCAATCATCTGGTGCATGGCTCTATCCCCAACATTATCTTCGTTCTGACACCAGAAGGAGAATTTCAGGTGTAGCAGTTCATGTACCAGCGTCTTTTCAAAGTCGAACGGCACAATGCGGTCGCCGTAGTAGGCGGGGTTGATGATCTCAATACGAGCGGTCTTAATTGCTTCTGACCACTCAGTACAGCCTGCAACATCATCCATCGTCATTTCTTCGGGGCGAAGGCGGGTCAGCAACTTTATCCGCCACTCCTGCAAGCAGAGTTTTCGCTTCCACTTTTCCAGCAGGGCGAGTTCTTCATTGGTTGCTATCATTGTCAACCCTCCTGTTCCATGCTTCGATTGCTAATAGATGATTTAAAAACCAATGTGTTCTCGGTTCGATTGGGCAGTCTCTATTTGAGCAGCATACCCGAAAGCAGTGACCGTTTCTCTGCATAACGCCCTTATCTCCGCAAAAGGGGCAGGGTTCCAATTCAGGCATATCAAGATGCTCCTTTCAGCCTGAGATTCTTGTAGACGGGGTAGCCCTGATACACGACCTTGCCGCCGTGCCACTCAGGGTGTGTTTCCATGTCGGCATTGAACCGCTTGGCGGAACAGGCAAAGTACCCGTTGGACTTGCACCAAATCTTATAAGCGTCAAAAAGGGACTTCGAGCGGATATTGGCTCCCTCGGCCTGCTCACAGCGCTCTTCGAGGAATTGCAGGCACAGGTCGTTGTCACGCTCGTACTGGTTGACCACCTTCCGCATGGCGGGGGACATTTTCAGACCGAAACGCTTGTACTTGAAGTACCCGGCGACCAGCCAAGCGAAAATACCCTGCATAGCTTCCTGTGTCTGAAACTCATTTTTCAGGTTCTTGTCCTGCTCCGCTTCGGTGAAATGGCGGTTGAACTCAATGACCCGCACACGGTCGGAAGCGAACAGGGACTTGTCGCTGACGGTGGGAAGATCGTTGCAGGAGAGCCAAAGGGTGAACTGCGGCAGAAAGGTCGTGGCAGTTTCATAGAGGTTTCGAGCCTTGATTTCTTCGCCGCCCGTGAGCTGCTTGATCGTTTCTTCGTCCAGCTTGCCATACTGGTTACTCTCTGCCATTGTGACAAACCGTTTGCCTTTCAGGGAAGCCAGCATGGGGTTCGCTGCTTCGGCGTTCTTCGAGCGTTCTGCCTTGCAGATGATCGACACGGGAGACACAGAAGCATAATCACCGAGAAGGTGATGAATTGCCGAGAGCATGGTGGACTTGCCGTTGCGAGTGGTCTTGCCGTGGAGAATGAACATACATTCCTCATTTGCCACGCCCAACATAGAGTACCCCAGCGCCTTTTGCAGATAGTCAGCCTTGTCTTCGTCATTGCACGTGACCTCCGCAATAAACTTCTCCCAGCGGCGGCATCGTGCGTCCTGCAAGGTGTAGTTGAAGTTGGTCTGCATGGTCAGAAAATCGTGCCAGTCATGCTCCTGGAACTCCATCTTTTCGAGGTCGAAAGTGCCGTTCTTGCAGTTGATAAGGTAGGGATTTGCGTCAAACTCCGCCGAAGCGATGGGAAGCACACTGGCAGCGTCCTTCATCAGCCGATCACGGAAGCGCCGGTCGCCCATCTTCACGATGAATTTCATGTACTCGGTGCGGCGTTCTTCGTTGGCGATCTCGCCACAGTAGAGAGCCATCAGGCGGCAGAATTCTTTGATCTTCTCCGCTACCAGCAGAGAACCCGTGTCTTTGCGCCATGCACCATCTTTGTAAGTAAACCAGCTTTTCGCTTCGGGGCAGTAGCGGGTATCATTCTTGTAACATTCAGAGAACAGCTCCGCCATGCCGGATTCGTCCCACGAATACCCCGTGCCGCTGATCGGGTGGCTATGCTCAGGCTGTGCTTCCTTAATCTGAAACATCACACGGGACTGAGCTTCGTCCATGATGTAACGACCGTTGGAGAGCTGGAAAAGAGCCTGTTCTTCAGGAGCTGCCATAACTTCATCACTCATGGATTTCACCTCTTTTGTCTTTTCCGTTTGGATTAAAGTTGGAAAGTGCGCTTTTACAAGCTTGAACACCCATCTCATAACCGTCTTTTTCACGACCGCTTAGACGCTTGCGATATAACCGCTCTTTATCAAGTAGGGCAGATAGCGCCATCTGCAAACTGTCATATTCGAGTTTTGTCATTATTTACACCTCCCCATAAGGTATCATAATTACCTCCAATACTTGAAGCGGTCATAGTAGTCCATCTCTCGTGCCTTTTGGCGCTTCTCCAACTCTTTCTGCCGCTCATATTCTTTTCTCTCACGCTGGTATTTCTCGCATTTTGCATGACAGCCAGCGTACCTGTCAGGGCAACCGTAACAGCACTTGATAGCATTCATCGTCTATACCTCGTCACTGAATTTACAATCAATTCGACCTCGGACTGCGGGAGAGGGGGCTTGCAGGCTTGAGAGTTGGCGTATAACAACTCTTTGTAAATCTCTGCTTTGGTGTATCCTTGGTTATGGAGCTGACCCGCCAGAGAAGTCAGGCTGAGGTTCCGGCTTCCCGGTGTAATCGGCGGGTATTCGGGCTTCAAATGCAGCTTGCCGTTTTCAGGGCGGCGATAGTTAGGGGAATAGATACGCTGAGGGGCAAACGTACCCGAACTACTTTCTTTCGGTGTGTCGGGAAAATACTTCTCGATCACATAGTCAATCGCTAACTGGTTTTCAACAATCTCGGAGAAGATCAAAACCTCGCCGGTCATGATGAAGTACCGATTGCTCTTGTAAATCTCCACGGCGGCACGATTGTTCTTGCCCTTGAAGGGCAGCTCACCACGAACGAGAATGTGAACCCCTCTCCCGCTTCTGGACTTTTCCGTGTAGGAGTGGCAGCGACCGATAATGTCAGCCGCCAGCGGGTTCAGAAGCCCGTCAGTAAAGCCATCGTCAATGTCGATACCTACGACCCCTGTATCGTGAAATACATAGCCAAGACCGTCATAGTAGCCGTGCTGGACATTGTGTTCAGCGTCAATGTAATTTGACCATGTATCCGGGTTAGATGAAGAAGCTGCCTTTCTGACGGTGGCCTGCATGGGAACTTTCGATCCGTTCCACACATTGACCCACGCCTTTTCCGCTCGAAGTTCAGCGGGTATATTTAGATAGCTCATAGGCTTACCTCAGCTTTCATACGGACTCGGTAAAGACCAGTCCCATCTATCACTGCCACGGTAGGCGTTGCGGAAGTGATTCCTCTCACCATCACCGGAAAACCACAAGTAATCAGCGGGAAGCACTCTGCCAACTTCGGCCTGTCCATCTTTTTCTACATACCAGCGGGACAACACATCTATACAGAGAGTAATCAAATCGCCATCGATCGGATTTTTCGCGTTGTACCCTACGAATTGTTCAGGTGTAGTCACGACCGTTATAATATCGCCGTAGCCATGATCGACACGGTTGAGCACACACCACACACAAGCAGCTTTCTCAGCGTCAGAGCTGACCCCTCTGGCTTCTCCCCATAGCATTCTCGCCAGTACAATCACTTCCTCGTCTGTCCACGGCTGAGGTGTCACCTCCGGCTCTGATTCCGGTGTGACTACCTCTACCGCCTCGACAACGGGAGAAGGTTCTTCAACCTCAACCGTGGGCATTTTCCAACAGAGAACGGTGATAATGATGACGAACCACAGGGAGATTGTAATTGTTAGCTCTCGCAAGGGGGCTTAGACTTGCTGGACTTGGGCTTTGTCGAGGTTCCAGCAAAATAGAACTTGTCATCTACGCAGATGGGGAAATCGGGAAAGAGCTTGCTGGTGGTCTGTGTTCCATGGGAACAAATCTGCTCTGCCGCCGCCAGCGACATTTCATCTTTCGTGAAGTCTTTTCCAGCAGCCATGATATACGGCACTTTGCCGTCAATGCTTTTCAGTTTCATCGGGTTCTTTCCTTTCTTTGTTCCACGCTTCAACATCAACGCCGATACGCTTCAACATTTCTTTGCAGAGCCATGTGTAATCGTCCGGCATCTGATAATACTGAATAAGGCGGTCATGCTCGGCGGAGAAAGCGTCATAGAATTCCCGCAGGCGCTTCTTGCCGAAACCAAGGTGAACATGGAGGGTGTAAAGCACCATAGCGTCAATGTCATCGGCATAGCGCCTGTCGGCTTCCACGATCTGACGATTGATTTCCATCTCCATCGCTTTCTTCTCGGCGGCAGTTAAGACCGCACCAAACACCTTGCCGCCAGCTTTCTTCACCCTCATGACTCAATATCCTCAAAGAAGACGGGGTAGGTCTGTTTCAGCAGGGTCAGCAGCATATTGGCAACGATCCGCATATCGGGGTGAGCCGCAGGAGCACAACGGAGTTTACAGAAATGTCGCCATTCTCTGAGATCAGCGGTCATGACCACCTCGGTTTTCAAACTGTTCGGAAGGACAGATCGAGCTTCCTGCGGGGTGCAACCCTCGTTCAGCAGATCAAAGTAGGCAACCTCCGCTTGCTTACACGTTCGTTGCCAAATCCGGTATGTAGAATCTTCTTTATCGAACGTAGAGGGGCGAATAACGGTGATTTCACTGCCGAAGCCCTCCTTGCCGTAATTGCAGTACCGAGTGGATTCCTGACAGAACGCCGCCAGACGATGGCGGACGATCTCATGGCTCACGCCCCGGTCGCAAATGAAGCGGACAGTGAGAGAGCCGTGCTCAATGACAGCTTCGTGACCCCGCTTGATAATGCCTCGGACGAACTTTTCTGCGCTTCCGTCCGTGATTTTATCCTCGGACTTGTAACAAGTACGCCCAGCAGCTTCGATGGTGGTCAGGAGGGTCTTATATTCGGGAGCGTTGACAAGTTCCACAGAGGGTTCAATGATTTTCATGTTTTACACCCCCGCAACATGGCTTGCCAACATATCGGCTTGGTGTGTCCACAGTACATTCGGGTACTGGCTGACTGCTCTGGTGTAGTCATTCCACTCAGACTTGTCGGTGAAAGCGCCCATGTGATAGCGGATACACATGATTTCTTCATCGGTCAGCGTGTAAAACTGAGAGAGAAGCATAACGGACTTATCGCCGTGACCTTTCAGAAGGGTGTCGGGGTTGTACTCCCACGCCTGTTCGTCATAGATTGGCGTACAACCACCATTAAATTCTTCAATGTGGCCTGTTACCGGGTGGCGGTATTGGTCGATCTTGCACAGGTCATGGAACATACCCACGATGTATGGAGAGCGGGGGTTCTTCCATGTCAGGTGATTGGCCTGAGTGAGCGCCAGAAGGTACTCCGTGACCATGCGGGAGTGGTTCAGAAGACCGCCCTCGTAATTGCCGTGGTACTTGGTGGAAGCAGGGGCAGTAAAGAAACCGTAAGCCATCAGATATTCCATCAGGTCATCGGAAACAACAGAGGTTCCGTCAGGCAGCTTCATTAAGTTCAGAAAATCAGTCACTTCGGACTTTGAGAAGCAGTCAGGCATTTTCGTACTCCTTTCTGTGAATACTCTTTTCGCTGTCGAACCCGTCAGGGTAACGAGCCAGCAACTTATCGACATTGTGCTGTGCCACATATTCGAGGGTCACACCCAAGCCGGTCGCCAACTGTGCGACATACCAGAGAACATCGCCCAGCTCGT